TTCAACTAAAGTTCTTATTTCACTAGCACTTTGATCTGCGGTTGCTGAAGCTTCTATACCATCTAACTTACTTTTATCACTGGCAGACATAGAACCTGCTGCACTGGTTGTAGCTGCTGAAATGCTTATAGCTGGTGCAGTTCCACCAGAGGAGACTATAGGAGTTGTACCTGTAACTGAACCAACACTAGAACCTGCACCATTGTCAACTATCTCTTGCATACTGAACAAGAGTTGATCTGCATTATTATCAAGATCTATTTCTGTAAGAACACTACCATCAACAAAATCTACTTTCTTAGATCCGACATTAGTATCTCTTTGAAACTTAACAGCAACACCATTACCAGGTTCATTACCACTGGTAAATGTTATCTGTGTTGCACTGGTAAAAGTGTAGTGGGTGGTTATAGTTTTTAATACACCACCGACAGTAACATCAACTTCTGCTTCTGATAGATAGGAGAAAGAGATACTAAAAGGTCCAGCAGAACCGTTACCAGTGTGGTTTGTAAAAGATGCAGCAGTGTTAGTAGCCATGATTAGTTAGCGTTTAGGGCTTCAAAGGATTTGAGAATGTCATTGTTAGCTTCTTGTCTGATTGCAGATTGCAACTGTTGATATTCTAAAGCACGTTCTGGATTTTTACTCAGCCATATTTGTTTACCTCCTTTTTTGTATTTATTTACAATATCTCTCAATATTCCTTCTGCCAGATCTCTATTAGCTTCTTGTGCCTGTACTTCTATATCCATATTAGACTGATCTATCATTTCACCCCTTACACTTTTCATCAGTGCTTGAAAATCTTTCTGTTGGATTCTGTTGTGTAAAGCTCTTACCATAGTTTGACCATTAATTTTTACAAAAGCAGTTTCTTCAATCAGATCAAGATGTTCGTCATAATTAAGTTCTATCCCACTTCCGATTGCTTTGCCACTAGGTAATCTTCCAAGAGTTAATTCATCTGAAGGTTGAGCTATCCTTGCACCAATATCATCAAGAGTTGTAAGAACATTATTATTAATGCTATCTGTTTCTTTTATTGGATTAAGAACACTCATATTGTCAGGACCAAAACCAACTGGATATTCAATAATAGAACCAGTTATAAAGTTTCTCATTGGTCGTAGATCGCCATAACCAGGGATTGTTGTTTTTAATTCGTTATGAAACTTTCTAAGTATTACAAAACCATCATCACCTGCTCTTACTCTTTTATCTAATATCTCTCTGTCAGAGGTTACATTTCTTTTGACTGATCTACCTAATGAGCTAAATGGATTACCTGGTAATGGTATTGGACCAAACCCACCCCCTGCTGCAATTCTTCTTGCAAGCCAACTTTCTAGTTTATATGGTTTACCTAACAAATCAGCAAGTTCAGTAATACCTTGTAAGTAAGTTTTGTTTGTAATATTACGACCTAACGCAACTGAAGCAGCAACACCAAAATCATCTCGATCTTGTTGGCTTAGTTTACCTGTAATAGCTGCTGAATCGGCAGCCATCATAAGAAAAGAAGACCAAGGATCTAACCTTTTAAAACTGACATATCTATATCTAGGTTTACCATCCTTACCCATGCGTACTTTACCATTTTCATCTTTTAAAAGAAACCTAAAACTGTAGGGTTGCCAGCCTGTGTTTCTTTTTTGATTAAGCATATTAAAATCAGAAGGACCACCACCAGTAATGGCTAGTTCAGACATCGGATCATTTATTGATAATGCTGTAATACCTGCTATAGACCATATAGCACCACCAGTAATCATTTCACCTTTTGCTTTTGCAGCTACAGATGGATCAGTACTTTTTAATGCTTGCCTGTATTCTTGTAAAAGCATATTTATACCAGGAGTTCTTCTTACCTGTGCCTTAAATATATTGATTGGTGTTCTTACAAACGGAAAGATTATTCTACCTGCTGGATGTCTTGCTACTCCTTGTATTGCACCACCTAAACTACCTTCTGGTAAATCAGCAGTAAATGTAGTCTCAGCAGCATATTGCTGTGCTTTTTCGTATAGATCTAAAACAGACTTGTCTTTAACATTTGCCATGCTGTTTTTGTTTACGATCTCGATAGTGCCATCAAATTGTCTTTGTATATGGTCTTGTAAGTCAGTACCTTGCAAACCTTTTCTCATGCCATCTTCCCAAGCACTGGCTTTGACATAAGATCTAAAGTTTAGCTGTTTAAAAAATTCATCCTCTGCAAGTAAGAAACGACTAGGCAAACGCATAGTTGTTCCAAAAAAATTAACTGTCTTAGCTAAGTTGTTGTCGCCTTCCATTCTTATTTGAAAGCGATCAGCATCTTGTATCATCGCACCAGGGTTTACAACATTGTCTTCAATCTGAAAAGCTAATTTTGCTCCTTTAAATGAATCAGTAATAGATGACATTATGTAATAAAGTTCTTTACCACCTCTAATAGCACCTGTCATATCACCTTGAACAGCAGAACCAAGTGTTTGTTCTAATGGTCTAGCTAAAGTATTTAAGGCAGTAGAAAGAATGTTTACAGCGTGTGTTTCTGGACCAGATAGGATTGAATTGATAAATATTTCATTATTAATTTTAAAACCTCTCATTATTAAACTTTCATTAGCCATTTTTTGTAAGGCTTGAGGATTACCTTGTGCAGCTTGTAGTTTTTTAGTAATTATTCTTAGTTTTTTCCAAGATGCTTTATCACCTTTTTCAGCAGCATCTAATATTTCTTGCATTGAAAATTCAGCTAATGGATCTGTAGGTTCTTTTACAGTTCCCCTAATATCAGTAGCTTGATCTATTGCTTTTTCTGCTGGTGTTCTACCCGCTAGATCATCTACAGAAGCAGTTACTTTACCTACTCCACCACCTGCTCTGTTAGCAGCTAATGTTTGTGCTGGTACTGTTTTAAGAGGTTTGTTAAGAGTAATAAGACCATCTAATACTTTTGCTTCTCTAATAAATTGACTTTTTAATTCTTCGGTCAATCCACTTTTATTACCTGTTGCTAAAGTTTCATCTATGGTTTTTGCTAATGATGCTAGGTTGATAGCGTTTCTATTCATTAACTGATTCATTGATATTAGTGTTGCAGGTAAGTCTTCTTCTCCCCCTCTGCCATATCTTGCATTAAATAACCTTGCAGATTCAACAGTCTCTGCTGGTAGCAGGTCATTTGCAGAAGTAACCATATCAGCAAAGGTTCTTTTGTAAGGCCAAGCATTATTAGCATCAAGTTCTTTTATCTTGTTTGCTCTATCAATAATAAGTTTTTGCACATCAGGATCACCACCACCTGTAAGAGTTTCTGTTTTAAAGTACTGTCCTTTTGTATTGGTTTTTGTGTTAAATGTCGTATCTACTTTTTCACCGTCTTTAACAACTTTGTTAGGCAGATTGAGATCATCAATAATTTCATCACCAAGATTATCAACGACATTATCTGTCATTAATATTTCATCTCGTTTTGATAACCTTTTTATTACTCTTTCATATAACTCAGGTGTCTTTTTAAGACCTTTAATACCAATACCTAAAGCAGTAAGAGCTTCACCTGCTACTAACCCACTTGCTGCCTGTCTAAAACGTGCATCTGCAACACCTATTTCTTCTGGTGTTTTAGCTTTTAATACATCAGGAATAACACGACCTAGTCTTGGATGCTTGTCAATCATATTGAACAAGTTTTCTTCATAAGGATCTTGTACAACAGCATCAGTTATAAAACCTGCAAGAGCATTTCTAGCCCAGGCATTGTTCATACCTACTAGCTTTGTACCTTTTAATGTTTTACTGATAGCACCAGCAGGTAGTAAAAACTGTGTTATAGCTTGTGGTACTGTATATGCCCAATCTTCTTTATCACCTGCTACTTCAAGACCTAATCCCTGTAGATCTATAAGTTCATTATTATCGTATGGATTACCAGCAGCAAAATCATAAATATCATCTACAAACTCAACAGTCTCATTAACAGCTTTTAAAGGACCAGATAAAGCACCTCTGACAACTTTAGAAGTGGTAGTTTGTTTTATCTGTTCACCACCTTTCTCTAACTTCTCACGAAACTCTTTACCAGCTTCCTGTCTATCTCTACGAAAGCGAGCTATTGGGTTTGAATCTGTCATGGTTAATTAGTTTTGGATAAAAACTGCTTGTAAGCTCCTGATTTATAGACAGACCAAGCATCAAATCCTTGTTCGTCAAATATCATCTTAGCTGCCCTTACATTAACAGCAGGGTTATATAATTCATCATTGCTCTCAATATTTAGTTTCTTTCTTCTTTCTTCACCAAGTTTGTAGTTAGGTGTATCAATCATGTTGATTTGCCACAAACCAAATGAATTATCTCCTGTTTTAAGATCATCATTTAAAGCTCTTGCTAGACCACTAGATTCTGCCATTGCTATAGCAGCCATAATTTTAGCTTCTTTTGATGTAAATCCTCCTTCTATAGCTAATCGTTCAAGATTAGGTTGAGCTATTGGTTTAGTAATATCTATCTCTTCGAGAACACTTCTATTTTTAAGATCAGATTCTGGTGTCAAAGCATCACCTGCTGTATTGACTATTGGCATTATTAATTCTTGTCCTATTTGTATTAAATTTTCGTTAGTTAAGTTATTAGCTTTCTTTATAGCTTCTACTGTTGTGCTAAAAGAATCTGCTAGTTGGGTAAGGGTATCTCCTTGTTCGACAGTAACTGTAGTTGGGGTATCATCATCTTCACTTGCAAAAGCAGCATCACCTTCAAGGTCACCTAAATCATTATTGTCTTTCCCTACTCCACTTTCAGGTTTAAATAAATTCATTTTATCTTGTGCTTGGTCTAAATATTTTCTTTTAATTTCTTCTGCTTTTTTAATACGATCAAATCTATTAGCTTCATTTCCTTCAGGACTCAATCTATATCCATATAATTCTAATTTTAAATCACTAAATATTTTGCTTAATTCGCTAGATCCCTTATCATTTAATAAATCTGTACCTTTTATTAAATAATTATCGTTGGTAAATATTCCTTTAAGATCTCTATATGCTTCTGTTAAAGTTTTATTAATATCTGTAAAATCTCCATTTTCTGAAGAATTAGCAACAGTAAGCAGTTGACTTAATCTAGCTCTGTTTGCTTGAGTTTTAGGTGTTCTTTCATCTAAGTACCAAGATAAAGCAGCATTTGCAGCATCTTTTTTAGAAGCATATCCATCTTCGATAATTTTTGATTCCAGTTGTGCAGATCTTTCTCTAGTATTTCCATCTAAAGCAACACCAGCAGTACCAATTTTTGATGCTTCTAATGGATATTTTTTTTGTAATGCAGTTATCAAGTTTGCATCACCTGTTTCTGCAAATGTTTTAATAGTGTTTACTATGTCATCTCCTTTTAGCCTTTCTTTTTCTATCTGTCTGCGTTTCTCTTGGGTAAAAGCAAAATCATTAATTTGTTTCTTTAATGTATTTACTTTGCCTTGATAATCAGGATGGGCAGTAAGGTTTAACTTTCCATCAGCACCGTAAGGAAACTTTAAAGCAATATCTAAAATATCTTGAGCACCTTCTATATCACCTCCACTAGAAAGTCCAACTGCTTCTGCTTGATCTATAAGAACATTAACGATTGTTTTATTAAGACCACTTCTATCTTTTGAAACAAGACCAAGGTTATTCATGCTTTGTTCAAAGTTTGTTATTAATTGCAAGTCTGTTTCATCATCACTTACTATCAATCCTTTTACTAAAGGAACAGCTAAGTTCTTTAATTTTTCAAGGTTATATTCCTGATGTTGTTTAATATGACTAGAGGTAACTGTAGCTGTAGCATCTGCTAATTTTGGTAGAAAGTATTTGTTTACATAGGTAGGATTTATATCACCCAGCTGATCAACAACTCTTGTTCTTTCTCCTTCTAACCAAGTTTGAAATTGTGGTGATTGCAGAGAAAAAGCATTAAGAGATCTTCCATCAACCTGTGTTGTTGCATAACTATTAGATAAAGTGCTTGCTAAGTTACTACCTAAAATTTCTGTTTTAGTTCTTTGATAAGCACGATCAGCAAAGATACTTCCACCTATAAGTTGCCTAGCAGCATCTTCACCATCAGCTTTTTTAATACCTCTACTTATATCTTTAAAGTTTTTAGCAGCATCTTCTATGGCTAATTCTGTACCTTCTGCTTTTTCTTTCTCTACTGCTTTTTCTAGTCTTGAACCAATAAAACTTTGTATCGCAGGGTTTATAGATTGCAATGCTTCTGCTAACTGTTCTATATCAGTCTTAGGTTGAACACTGGGAGGTCGTACAAAAGTATCTACAGGTCTTGCAGAGGATTGAAAAGCTGTACTTTGAAAACTAGATGTCATTAGCTTGGAAGAAGTTGACCGTAAGTTGATAAGCCTTGAGAAGCTACATTAAGTAGTACCGACCCTAGAGAAGGGATCTGGTTATAGGCTTGATTAATATTACTTGTTAGTTGATTACGTCTATTATCTCTCTGTGCTGTTAATCCATCTACATTCCTACCGTACTGTCTGCTTGCTGATTCAAGTGCCTGGTTTATAGATTCTCTAAAGTTTGCTGTCTGTCGTTCTTGATCTGCTAATAACAAATCAACAGTAAGACCTGCTCTACCTGATGCCTTTATAGCTCCTTTTGCCTGTAATCCTCTTATAGTTGCTGCTTGTTTTTCTTGTGCTTGTGATGCCCTAGTTTCTTTTAACTGTGCTGCTAACCCTTCTTGTTGTGCAGCAAAAGCTTGTTCTGCTGATCTGTTAGCTATTAATGAAGATTGATATGTCTGGTCTGCGGCTGCCTGTGCTGCTGATCTTTGTGCAAGACCACTAACTAAGTTAAGACCAAGAGATGCTGCAAACAACCCTGAAGCTGCACTACCTAATCCTCCTATAGCTGGAAATGCTGCAACACACATCTATGAGATCCTCAGAAATTCGTAGAATGGTTTACCCTGCATACCGTAATGTTCGTGATATTGAATAAAAGTAAACCCAAGAGCTTTCAACCACTTGATAGCAGAATCATTCTCTGCATATACAAAATTATATAGGATTTTGTAAGATTTCAACAGGTTATCTACCCATTCTCGACCTTTTCTTATTAGTTGTATCTTATATTTTTTATTACTAAACAGTTCATCAGTAGCAACCATCCATATAACACCACCATCCACCACGCCACAAAGACCTATAGGCTGGTCGTTATCATCAGCTATTGCCATATTCACCTTACTGCAAATATA